TCACGGACATGCTCACCCCGCTTTACTGCGCTGAAGCGCCGACCGGCAGGAGCACAATAAAAGAGCCGGGGCATATAAACCCGGGCTCAGACTATTTGATCGTGCTCTATGGCGCTGCATGAAGCAGAAGAGCCCTCCGGAGAGGGCTCAGCGCTATATCATGAGACTATCAAGTGATTAAGCGGAGGATAAGGCCGATACTCTGCCGGCAGCTTTCCAGCCGTATCTATCCGGCAGCAGTCAAAATCATCTTAATAGTATGATACCGTTTTGAGTATGCATTCCTTGCATTGCAGATCTTTGAAGCGGAAACAGCCATGCTCAAAATACCAGCGCAGCTGGATCACGATATCAGAGGAGCTTCGAAGCATCACATAATTGATATCGTGATCAGCTGTTGTAAGAGCCAGTTTAATGGGGAAGCTTTTATCAGGAGATTTATCACAATAAACAATACCTTGTGAGGGATAGGCTCTTACTGCAAATAGTATATCATTATAGGCTATTGAACACAAATATTGTGACCTTCCTTTAGGTGAATCAATGAAAGCTGTATTGTCGTTCAGATAAACATTTTGGGAAGCAAATTTATTATAGGAAGAATTACCGAAGGCCCTCATGAATCCGGACTCCTGGAGGGCCTTGGCTGCTTCCGGATAGAATCCCTGTTCCAGTACCCAGCCATCTCCTCTTAAATATTTTGTATCAGCCCGGAGCCGGTCAGAGATGCCCAGGGCTGTATAATATGGATTGATGATACTGGAATAATTGGCAATCATGTATACCGGCAGATATCTGGCAAACTCTCCCTGTCCTCTTGCTATTGATGTATGGATCGACTGGAACTTATCCAGCTCACCGGAAAGATAAGTATTACTTTCGGTCTGGAACTCATCAAAGAGGATCCTCTTAGCATCTGATAGCAGGTGAGAATTTTGCTTAACCTTTTCGGAAGCATTTAAGGCCACAGCATAGCCGGCATGTTTCGGTTCACCATCCTGGTGCTGGATCCAGATGTTATAAAAGGCTTTGGAAGGGTCCCTTTTAGATATCATATTATATTTAGGAAAAAACAGGCCTTTAATGTCCTTAAAGAATTTATCTGCGACATTTTCCAGATCAGTGGTATACCGATAAAGTGTTACAAACTTTTCGCCGGCTTTTAAGAATTTATTAACAGCATACCGATTAAAATAGGTAGTCTTGCCCGGACCTCTGTTAGAGGTGCTTATATAGATCTCCGGCCTCTTGCCGTTGATGTCTCTCAGAGACAGGAGCTTTGTTCCATCATAATAACCCATAATTTTTATCCTCCTGCCTTTACTTTATCACACTAAAGTGCTAAAGTAAATGTAACATATTATAGGAGGTGAGCCTATGGATGTAATTGTGCAGCTGATAGGGTCTTTAGGATTCCCGATAGCTATTGCTGTATATCTGATCTACTACAACAATAAGCTTAATGAAATGCACAAAGAAGAGATGGACACGCTGAAGGATGCCCTTGTAAACAATACACTGGCTATTCAGCGACTGACAGACATTATTACAGGAGGCAGTAATAATGAGGAAGTTTAGTGCCGTGAGGATGGGATCCTCCGGAACGGATGTAACAGTGCTGCAGTCAATGCTTCGGGCCCTGCAGTACAGAGGGGCTGACGGTAAGCCTCTTGATATCACAGGGGTGTGTGATAAAAATCTGATCCATGCTATTAATACTTTCCAGGAGATCCAGAGGTCCTACGGGGTCGAGTGTGGAAGCAATGGAAAGAATGACAGCAGCTTCGGTCCGGCCTGCTGGAAGCGCTTACTGGGTGTTGAGTGATGGCTGGTAATATCAGCAAGGCATATCAGTGGGTTATAAACACCTGCAATGCCCCGGATGTCGGTTATCCATCAGATTATAATTATCGGAACCAGCAGACTTTAAACGGTATTACATACTATGACTGTTCCAGTCTGATTTATTATGGGTTGATTGCCGGCGGTTTTGATCTGGATCCAGGTGCATGGCCTTTTACCACATGGATGATGCCTGGTATATTAAACGACTTGGGATTCACAGAATTTGATCCCAGAACAACGGTATTAAAGCCGGGAGATATCCTGGTGGATGATTGGCGAGACCGTAGGCTACAGCATACAGAGATGGTTTATAAGGGACCGGAGGACTCTACTCAGGTTAATTATGGCTGGTTTATGGGCGCTCATGGACCTAGTGAAGATGGCTATAAATTAGCTGACCAGGTTTCTATTGATGCAGGATATGCACATGCTTATGGTGGTGAAGGCTGGTTCTGGTTTAACAAAGGCTTCCGATATGGTGACGGTGCAGGAAGTTATGGCGCTTCCATCTATGTTGTATCAGCCATTCTGGGAAATTGGCTGCGCGAGTCTACTATAAACCCTGGCAGATATGAACGTGATGAAGTGATTCCTATTCCGGATCCTAACGTATATGGCGGTTATGGTCTTGGCCAGTGGACTAATAACCCGGCAACAGGAAATACCAGGAGAACTAAATTTGCCAACTGGATGCAGGCTCACAACTATCCATATGATTCAGGACCGGGTCAGATGGAATTTTTCTTAAATGAGCGTGAGTATGTTGATCCTGAGACGGGGGAAACAAAGACTACAGGTGAGTGGCAGGCGGCCGGACCTTACGGAGCTAAATGGGCTAATATTTTTCCTGATTTTGATAGCTTCTTCTATTCAGATTCAACAGATTTGCATCAACTTACAGAGGCGTTCCTGAATTGCTGGGAAATAGGTGATACAGGGCTTGATATAAGATATGCCGGAGCTCAGACAGTATTTAATTGGATCAGAGAACAAGGAAATATGCATCCTCTTGAATGGATCGTAGCAAATAGAGCTTTAAATTCAGAGGAATCCAGGAATAATGCTCTGTTAATTTGGGACCTGCTTTCAGCAGGCGGTGGAGGCGGTGGCAAGCTTCCCTATCATACAAGGAGCACATTTCCTTTATGGATGATGATCAACTACAAGCTAATATAGGAGGTGAGAATATTGGCGGTTAGAACTAAGGAAGAGATCATGGCAGCCATCAGAGAGCGCATAGGAGATGATATCTCTGATGAGGCTATAGCTCTGATTGAAGACGTAGCAGATACTTATGATGATCTTACAAGCAAGGCTGCGGACTATGTAGAGCTTGAGACAAAGTATAACGAGCTTGATAACAGCTGGAGAGAGCGCTATAAAGCACGTTTTTATGAGACCGGCAATCTGCAGATAACTAATGATCCTATTCCTCAGATAGATGATCCTGTTCCGGATCCTGTCGAAGAGGAGATCACTACTTTTGAAGAATTATTTAAGGAGGACTAAGCAATGCCCAGAAAAATAAGCAGAAGCACACTGAATGCTTCAACGATTGATATTCTGAACGTGATCAGAACTAATGCATCTTATCAGTATCAGCAGCAGGTCCCTGCTGTAACAACTGAGAATGATATTCCTCAGGTTGGCGCTGTAATTTACGGCAATCCAGCTCTTTCAAATGAATTTATCAATGCGCTGGTAAACAGGATCGCTATTGTAGCTGTAAGATCCGCCGTATTCAATAATCCTTATGCAGGTCTTAAAAAGGGCTATCTTGAATTTGGTGAGACTATTGAAAACGTATTTGTTGAGATCGTCAAGGCTATGGATTATAGCCAGGAAAAGGCTGAGAGCCGTGAGCTGAAGAGATATCTTCCTAAGGTTCATTCAGTATTCCATGTTAAAAACTACGATGTCCTTTATCCTATAACTATTCAGGATGAGGACCTTAAAAAGGCTTTCCTTACTGTTGATGGCGTATCGGACATGATAGCCAGGATCATTGATTCTGTCTACACAGGAGCACAGTATGATGAGTACCTGATAACAAAATATGAAATTATAAAAGCGGTCACATCCGGCAAGATGTATCCTCAGGGCGTAGATTTTACAGCTATGGATAACGCAGCTGTTGCATTCCGTGCTATGTCTAATAAGCTGCGATTCATGAGCTCACAGTATAATGAGGCCGGCGTTCCTAACACCACGCCCATTGATAGACAGGTGATCTTCATGGATGCCGATTTTAATGCCAAATTTGACGTCGAGACACTCTCTGGCGCATTCAATATGAGTAAGGCCGACTTCATCGGGTCGCTTTACCTGGTGGACTCCTTTAGTACATTTGATAATGATCGTTTCGATATCATCAGAGGTGAGAGCACTCAGATGGAAGAGGTTACTGCAGCCGAGTTAGCTCTTATGGAAAATGTTAAGGCCATCCTGGTTGATGAGGAATGGTTCCAGATCTACGATAACCTGGATAAGATGACAGAAAAGTATGTTGCTGCCGGTGACAGGTGGAACTACTTCTATCATGTTCAGAAGACTGTATCTCATTCACCGTTCCATAACGCTGTTGTCTTCGTAGATGATTCTGCAACGATTACGGCACCTGCATCATTTACAGTTAATCTTGGCAGGATTAACAATGTATCTGACTGGACTACACCAGTAGACACTGATACTTTCATCCTGACTATGTCGCCTGTTTCAGCTGCAAGTTTAGCAGCGCAGGGCGTTCAGTTTACCATGACGGGTGACCAGGTCGCTCATGCTGTGGCCATCTCTCCTGAGGGCTCTGTAATGCTCGGCAAGGAAGCACTGACCTGGCTAAAGACAGCCAGCGCTGCTAACTGTGCTATTCATGCTAAGATCGGTGATGTGACTTACACATCTGCAGCAGTATCCAGCGCTAATCTTCTTACACCGGCAACACTTCAGGCAGCTACAGCTACATGGACCTTTAACAAGGATGCCTGATGACCATAGGTTTCTTCCTATTATAACGGGCCTCTTCGGAGGCCCTCCTTTTTAAGGAGGTGAAGACCTTTGTACATAGCTCCTAATACTACAGTGAGAATCCTGAAAGGGGTCCCTCTGACTCCTGACTATAAGGATACTCTCTACTTTGGTTCTCTGGCTGAGCAGACCAACTATTTTGCCGGAAAGACAGCTGCTCTTCTTACTCAGCAGTCATATGTCCGGAAGGAGAGAGGAGTTATTAAAGCAGAAGTAAGAGCTGATTCCATATATTCGGCTAATTATCTGATGTATCAGAACAGCGCTTACGGAAATAAATGGTTCTACGCATTTATTACCAGTATCGAATACGATAATAATTCGACAGCCATTATCACTTTTGAGATAGACGATCTGCAGACATGGCTGTTTGATTTTTCGACTCCTCCATGCCTGGTGGAGCGCTGCCATGCCCGAAGAGATAACATAGGTGATAATCTGGTCCCTGAGCCTGTGGATCCCGGCGACCTGATACCTAATGATATGCATGCTATTCAGCATGAAGCAGATCCTACGGGAGCACTTGGACGGGCTATAATAGCAGTATCTTATGTGGATCCTGTTAATGACGAAGATAAAGGCCATAAGATCAATAATGTATTTACGACAGGTGTTATATATGTCTTCGAAGCAACAGAAGAGGGCGTAGATGCTGCCTTTGAATTTATCCAGGATGCCGCCAGTGAAAGCTTTGAATCCATCATATCAGTATATATGCTTCCGGCTTGGGCTGTGGGTGCATTTGCTACGTTTTTACCTTCGTCTACAGAGGGTAAAAAATATTACAGATCATTAGCACCTTTAAGCAGCTCTGCAGCTCTGGATGGTTATGTGCCCCGGAATAACAAGATGTACACTTATCCATATAACTGCTTATCTGTATATACACCTACAGGCTCGGTGACTCAGTTTAGATATGAATTCTTTGAGAATCTACGTCCTACTTTTGTAGAGACATGGAATTCTCTGGAGCCTGTTTCCTGTGTGTTAAGGCCTTGGCTGTATCGTAATATCAACACATCCAATATGGATATCTCCATAACATTAAATGACTATCCTATGTGCATGTGGTCGGGGGACGCCTTTAAAGCTTATCTGGCTCAGAATAAAGTTAGCAGAGCCGGTAATATTCTGGAGATCCTTGGAGGCCTTTTAGCAGCTCCGGCAACAGGTGGCCTGTCCCTTGGTGCCAGCTTACATGGTCTTACATCTCTTGTTAATAGTGACTACAGGGCCAGCATAGCAGCCGATCAGAGGGGTGGCCAGGCTTCCGGCAATAATGCCTGGGCTCATGATCAGATGGATTTTTATGCTTCCAGGATGAGCTGCCAGCATGATAAGGCCAGAATGATAGATGAGTATTTTACGGCTTTCGGCTATGCCCAGGGTGAGATCATGACTCCTCCGAAACATTGGAGGCGGTCTTTTACCTATGTTAAAACAGACGGATGTATTGTTACCGGTAACCTGCCTTCTGAAGCTGCTGCCAGGATAAGAGGAATATATGATAATGGGATCCGCTGGTGGGCGGATCATAACAATTTTGGTAACTTACATATTGACAACTATACATTATAAGGAGGTGGTGGATCTTGGCAAGAAGACGAAAGACAGTATTCGGCGAATCTCTCATTAATAATGAAAGAGCATTCATGCATTATGTTGACAGGCTTACAGAGATGTCTATCAGCTCCTTTGAATGGGAGAATGTGCCGGATACCATTGACACCAGGTATTTAGAGCTGGTCCTTTTCGGCAGAGGTGGGATCCTCTTCTTTGAAGATGAGGTTTTGGGGCATCTGTGCCTGCCTTATACAAGCAATGGCAGACTGGATGTCTATAAGAATCCCTTATACCGGAGGGCCATGGCCAGCAACGGGTACCAGAAGCAGTGTACCGCTGCTGACTCGGTGATCATTTATAATAACATGCTTAGGGAACCTTCCTTAGATATTGTCAGGGAATACGCTTACAAGCTCTGGAATCTGGATAGGATCATTGATGTTAATGCGAACGCCCAGAAAACTCCGATACTGCTGCAGGGTCCTCAGGAACAGCGACTTACTCTTTTAAATCTCTATAAGGAATTTGATGGCAATGCACCTGTGATTCATGGCACCAAAAATCTGGATCTCTCCGGATTCAAAGTGCTTAAAACTGATGCTCCTTATGTCTCTGATAAGATTTATGATCTTAAAGTTAAAATCTGGAATGAGGCTCTTACTTATCTGGGAATATCAAATGTGCAGTATCAGAAGAGGGAGCGCCTAATATCCGATGAAGTAAACAGGTCCCAGGGTGGCACGATTGCATCCCGATGGTCCCGTCTGCATGCCAGGGAAGTGGCCTGTGAAAAGATCAATAAGATGTTCGGCCTAAACATGTCTGTACACTTCAGGGAAGATGACAGCAGCTCTTCGGAGCAGCCTCTTCCTTCGGATATTCTTACGGGAGGTGATCCGGATGTCTAAGTATACTACTGAACTCAGATACATTGCAGAGACAGAAGCAGGGTTCACTGAATCCCAGCCTTATTCTAAGGTAAACGAAGTGATGGAGCTGGCAAGGCCTAAGATCTTCAGTTTTAGCTATCCGATATTTGATGAGGAATATCGACCGGTCCTGGAATACAAGATCATGAGGAGATACTGGACGCAGGAGATCTGTGAAGAGACCTATGGCTTGTGGAAGCTCCGGCTGGAAACCAAACTCAATGAGATAATGCCGTATTATAATAAGCTCTACGAGACTGAGGCTAAGGAATATGATCCGCTCTATGACACTGATTACTATGAAAAGAGAGATGGGACATCTCACGCAGAGGGCTCTGGCACGGATCAGAATAGTGTTCAGACCGGTGGATCCGATACACATGACAAGACCGGATCCGATTCCAGGGAGGGATCCACAACTGATAAGAGGACCGATACAAGAAAAGCTGATGACTGGGACCTTTACAATGATACTCCTCAAGGAGGGCTCACTGGAATCCGGTCAAATAACTATCTGACTACGGCTACCAACAGAACGGCAGATGATAAGGACACATCTGAGGGGTCGGGAACTTCCAAGGATAAAACAACCTATGGATCCCAGGATAAGACCACCTACGGCCGGACAGAGAGCGGAGAGCGGACCTCCAGCAGCGATAATCTGACAACGGATGACTACCTAACTCACATCTATGGATATAGAGGCCGGCCGGCTGTTGAGCTTATAAGGGCTTACAGAGATGCCCTTATCAATATTGATACAATGATACTCGATGATTTAGAGGTCCTCTTTATGGGGCTTTGGTAAAAAGGATGGTGATTTTTAAATGATCGAAACTCTTAAATATTGGTGTCAGAAGGTCCTCCCTTTGGTCTACGATGATTCACTTAGCTATTATGAACTTCTTAATAAGGTAGCTCTGAAGATCAATGAGATGATTGAGCAGGTGAACGGGATCCCGGATCTGGTAACTGAGGCAGTCAGAGAGCAGTTAGATGATGGGACTGTAGAAGATATTATCTCTGAGATCCTTTCTAAGGATTTCTTCCTTAATGTAAAAAGACCTCCTGAGGGTGTGACTGCTGCCATTGGTGATGGTGCTACAAATGATACAACAGCTTTTAATGAGGCTCTGGCTTATGCAGCTGAACATGATCTTGCCATACTCATTCCTGAGGGTGACTATGTTGTTACAAAAGTAAGTTACAACAGACTGCCTAATGCCGGTGATCCAGTAAGGATCTCAATACTCGGATGTGGTTCAGAGGCATCAAGGCTTATTTCAGCCTCCAATGGCCAGGTATTTGTGCTTTCCGGCAGCAACTATTTAAAATCCGTAGAAATTAAGGGTGTAGGATTTTCCGGAGGCGGTGCATCCACATCACCTACGCAAACTATGGTAGATATTTCATCTCCCAGCATTAACCTTGGAGACATATCTATCCAGGATGCTCCTACAGGGTTACATATTAACGCATGCACTAACCTTAATATTTATGATTATACCTGCCGGAACTATAAGGGCAGAGGTCTCTGGCTGCAGGGCTGTAATCATGGCACTATATCACATGTAAGGATTGATGGATCGCTGACGTCTACCTATAATCCAATATACTTGACAACATGTCATGACATACAGATCAATGACATGATGATCGATAGCACAACAGGTGCGCCGGACATTGTATGCACCGGGTCCAATGCTGCATGCTATGGTATATCTGCCAGATGGTCTTCTGCTCTGGAAGCAGCGCCTTATTATGTGGATCCGAATACTAATAATGGTAACGAGTGGCATGTTCTCTTTAAGGCAGGTCCCTGGCAGAGGGATATTGATGCAGTAGAGGCAGAAATAGCGGAGCTTCCTACCGATCAGGATATCCAGAACCTTCAGACTCAGATAAATACCCTCCCAACCGATACGGATGTATCGGAAGCTATTGCAGCTGAGGCAGCACTCAGAGAGGCAGCTGATCAGAATCTTCAGGACCAGATAGATAATCTCCCGACTACCGGCAATATTGAGCAGGCTATAGCGGATGCCAGGGAAGCCTATATTATGGAAAGAGATTTTAACGTCAGGGACTTTGGGGCTGTCGGTGATGGCGTAACAGATGACACGCAGGCCTTCATTGATTGCTTTAATTATATGGGTACGGTTAAAAGGACTTCCAACAAGGTAATGTTCTGGGCTGTAGTCCCTCCCGGAAGATATAAGATCACGTCACAGATTGTTATACCTCAGAACATGGGTCTTAGAGGTACCAGACCATTCAGGCTCCATAGGTCAGAAGAGTGCTCATGGCTCTATATAACAGATGAGTATCTGCCTAATAACTGGAACGAGTACAGACCAACCACAACGCCTGATCCTTATGATTATAATTATATGACCATAAGGTTATCTGAAGGTTCTGCTATCATGGATCTGGGTGTATACTATCCCGACCAGATCACCTACATGAATACTTACAACACAGCTAAAGAATATAGATATACCATAGGCGTGCCTCATAGTATATCTAATGTCCTGATCGAAGGCATTATGGCAAGTAATCCCTACAGATTTATTTATTTGGGCTGGGCTCATGATCAGGCAAGGATCAGGCATATTTATGGGTACCCTCTGAGGATCGGTATTAATAATGTTCGTTCAGATGACGTAGATATTTATGATGATATCCATTTTCACAGAAACTTCAGCCCTCATACAGCTGTAGGTAATCCTTATGGTACACAGAATCTTGAGGTATTTATCTTCAAGGGCTGTGACTGGACTCAGGTACACAACTGCTTTGCGTATGCATTTAACACAGGTATTAAATTACTGACCGCAGAAGAATCTTCCGGAGCATACCAGGGCTGCAGGCATATGACTTTTGATACTGTTAATATGGAGCTCTCAACTAACTGCTGCGTAATGGAGGGGGATTCATATAATAATTATGCTGCTTATGATGCCTCAAATGGCCACAGGGATGTCAGATTTATTAATTGTGTTTTCCTTGGTAATTCTGACTCAGATAACGGAGGTCTTGGCAAAGGCGTATATATTGGTTATGGCCGGGAATATAACTTTACAAACTGTACCTGGCGCTGTCCTGCTAATACCTGTTTTGATATGCAGTCCAATGGCACAGCCAAAATTGATGAGGTTAAATTAATAGGTTGTAACTTTATGACTAACGGCCATACTAATAACTCCGGACATTATGGCGTAATCAATAATGCAGCCAGGAATCTGATTGTAATAGGATGCAACTTTAGCACAGGCTCAAGTGATACCAATAACAATGTTATAAGGTCCTTCTCAACAGCCGAGTCTGCAACAATAATAGGATCTACTTTCCGTAACTACTCAGGAAATGTTCTCCGGTCCCTTGCAACGAACAGTCAGTTTGATACAGCTTACATGATAGGTAATGTATATGAAAGCTGTACTAACGTAAACGGCGCTGCCAGCGTTGTTAATGGAATAATGGCTAATGGTGGTGGGTCCTCTGTTACATTCCTGGATAACACAGCTTCCCAGAGATTTGTGGCACAGACAGGATCCGTGACTCATAAGACCGGCAGCGTAGAGCTGTTTGTTGACGCCCAGGGCAGATTGAGCTATTATACAGCTGATGGCACTAAGAGAATTCTTTCATATACCTAATTGACAGATCAGAGCCTCCTTAGGTTTTACACTTTTTACTAGGGATGGCATGCTTCATATAGTACCTTCTTTCCGGGAAAGACCTCTGCTGGTAACAGGGGTCTTTTTCGTGGTCAAAAAAGTATACAAAAATGCTATATACAATGGATATAACCAGACCTATAATATAGGCGTCAGGGGAAGCTGACGGAAAGGAGATATAACATGAAACAGACAGTCTTGCACAAAACAAATGTAATGTGCGGTAACCAGCTGAAAGAGTACAAGATCGTAAGCTATGACGGAGCGGTCGTTGTGCTTAATCAGTTTGAAACGCCAGTACACATGGGGACCGAAGACAACTGCATCCGCTGGATGCTGGACAGGCTGATGAGGAGGGTTGACTGATGAACGATAGACTTGAATTCTCAAAATTCCTGGCAAAAAGCCTCTTAACAGAAGCCGAGAGGAAAGATCCTGATGTAATGTTCGAAAATGGTGTGGCTTTTATGGTGACAAAAATACTGGCATCATTGGGCAAATATGTTAAAGCACATAGTGGCGAGCTCCAGGAATATCAGGAAATGTTGGAATTCCTGGTAGAAGATGGTATCATTGATGAGGAATCCAAAACAGGATATCTCGCGGTGCTTAAGGAACTCGACTTATGGAGGATACTATGAAAGCTATTAAAAGGAATCCAGGACTGAATTCCGGTAAGCTGGTTCAGATCGTGGCCCTTCTGCCCCGGTTTGAGCATAAATACGATGTAGAGCTCAGGATCAAGAATCTGGTATTTTACACCAATCGAATAACATATGATTACATCTCTAATGGGATGGTATATGCCAACAACGTAGAGATGGATATAGATGATTTTATCGACATGTTAAGGAGGTGGACAGAATGATGGAAAGCACGCTGCTTGCTTTCGCAGAAAAACGTAAGAAAGAGCTTAAAGAGCTTTTAATGGGCAAAGTCAATGACTCGGACCTGCAGGCGGCTCTTGATATCTGTGATAGGCTGGCTTTTAAGCTCTTTTCAGCTAATGCTTCAGCTGTTGCCATGGAAGCACTGCTCAAAGAGAACCATGAGGAAATATATGAAGAGCTTAGCAGACCTAAGATCTTCGGACCGGCTTATGAAGAGGCTCTCGTAAAATATTCTGATTATTCAGGATATCATGGGGAGGAAGAGGATGAAGAATAAAATCAGACATCTGATCAATAAGCTTGATGGCCCATGGATCTGTATATTAGGGCTCCTGGCAATATATGCCTTCTGCTACTGGCATATATCGACGAGCCCGTTACCTTGAACTCAGATGGCGCTGAGATGCTTATGGAGAACTATCTTAAACAGATAATTAAAGATTTTAAGAAGTATTCTCAGCGAATCATCCAGGATCATGTAGAGCTTAATAGCTGTGTAACAGCATACATTGACTTGATATCACAGCTTCAGGGTGATATTTTAGAACCAGAGGAGGCTGTCCGGAAGCTCCGGCAGCTTTCCAAAAAATGAGAAAGCCAATTGTCAGCCGGACGCTTAAATATACAACGGTTAGCTGCCTGTTGAGGATCCTGCCGGATGGTGTGCCAGTCAAAAAGGATGTGTATATCGTAGGAGAACTTACTGACAAGAGGAAAGCTTATAGGAAGGTCCGGAAGAGACTTCCGGCAAACTATTATTTAGTACGTATAGACCGATTGACAACGGTTACTGAAACTTTGAAAATACCTCAGGAGGACTTCATAGAGGTATGTAAAAATTACGAATTGACCAAAGGACAAAATAAGGAGGATAAGGCTAATGGCTTATAACTTTGCAAAGCATAACCATGGTAACAAGTTTAACATTAACACCGAGGGCTTCGAATACAAGGGACTTAAAGAGCTCTATGAGCAGGATCCTGATAAGACCTATGTTATCAGAGCAATCTATATCAATAAGAAAGGCCGTTACGGTGATGCTCCGGTCTTCGCAACGGATTCATTCTTCATGAACATACCCAGCCACGTTCTGACAGATGCCCAGGAGATCCTGGCTGATCCTGAGGCGGTAGCTGATATTAATGCAGCACATATGGGCTGTAAGATCTACAGCTATGATAAGGATGGCCGGACTCTCTATTCTGTTGAATTTGTAAATCTGTAATCACAATCGGGGCCCGGAGATATCTCCGGGTCCTTTTTTATTCTTTAAGAAAGGAGGTAAATATGGCTAAAAAGAGAAAAGGCCTCTCCAAAACTGAACGACTCCGTAAGAATATTAAAGCGACTATCCGGAGACGAGAAGCCCAGGGATGGCAGTTTGATCCTCTGGATCTGGCAACGGTCGAGTCCGGTAATTACCAGCAGCTAAAGAGCTTGCAGCGAGACAATTACCGAAAGCTCTATGAGCATGCAACTGTAACTAATCCGGAAAACGGCCAGACTATTACCGGGCGGCAGGCTCAGATCAGAGGCCGGTGGAAAGGCGGAATGTGGCAGGAACAGATGCCAGAGCCGGAACCTATAGAAGAACCGGAAGAGCCTACTGATGAGTGGGATGATGTCGGTGATGATTCCGTATATGATGAAGATCTGGACTGGGGTAATATCGTCTGGAATAATATAAGAAGCATGTATGGTGTTCGAGGCGTTAAAGATGAACTCCTTACCGAAGTAGAAAATATGATCCAAGATCTTATGAATAGGCTCGGAGAACGTATCATCCTGAAACGTCTGGGAGAAAACGCTTCCAGAGTAAATAGACTGGTACAGCTCTATGTAATGTATTTTGATCCTTTAACAAGCAGGCATAACGGTCGGCAGGGTGATCCTATGTTACTGCAGGAGCTTCGGCAGCTTCTGGATCCTAATGTATCACTGGAAGATTTGGAAGTCTATTCAGATATGGAAGAGGTGTGGGAAGACATTGAGTAAAAGGCGAATATATGTCGGGGATTTTGAAACGACCGTATACGAGGGTCAGGATGCTACAGAGGTGTGGGCTGCAGCGCTTGTAGAACTCGGATCCGAAGACGTAACGATCGACCACAGCCTTGATGACTTCATGATCAGACTTTCCGATATGGGATCCTCCATCGTTTACTTTCACAACTTAAAGTTCGATGGCGAGTTTATTCTGCCATGGCTCTTCGAAAACGGGTTCGAACCATATCTTGAAAGCACAGGTCCCAGGGATATTGATGTTACTTTCGGGTCTCCCAGCAAGATGCCTAACCGGTCCTTTATAGCTAATATATCAGAACTCGGGCTCTGGTATTCTATCCATGTGAAAATAGGAAAAGCTAAGATAGAATTCCGGGACAGCCTGAAGCTGCTTCCCTTCAGCGTTAAGAAGATAGGCGAGGACTTCGGGACCAAACACCAAAAGCTGGAAATGGATTACCAGGGATTCCGCTATGCCGGCTGTGAGATCACACCGGAAGAGAAAAAATACATTGCAAATGATGTACTAGTCGTAAAAGAGGCACTGGAGATCATGTTCCATGAAGGCCTTAAGGGTCTTACTATAGGTAGCTGCTGCCTGAAGGAATATAAGACAGCTTGGCGAAAGTCTGAATATGAATATCTGTTTCCTGATCTCTATGAATTCCCTCTGGATCCGGAGATCTTCGGGTCAGAAAACGCTTTCGACTATATCAATAGAAGCTATCACGGTGGATGGTGCTACCTGAATCCACGATATAAGGACCGAATTCTGCATCACGGCTGCACTCTAGACGTAAACAGTCTCTATCCTTCCAGGATGTATTACGAGCGCTATCCTATAGGTATGCCTTGGTTCTGGACCGGAAACAGGATCCCCGAAGAGGCCAAGAGGCCTAATATGTATTACTTCGTCAGATTCAAGTGTCGGTTCAGACTCCGGGACGGAAAGCTGCCTACCGTACAGATCAAGAATGATCTGCTGTATAATCCAACTGAATGGCTGGAAACATCTGATATCTATATAAGATCGCAGAAGAGATACAGCTCTTACTATTACGATCTGGATGGACAAAGGACCGAAGCCATGCCGATTCTAACTATGACCGGCCCTGACTTTGAAATGTTCCTGGACCATTATGCAGTATCCGGCCTGACCATACTGGATGGATGTTACTTTGAAACAATGTCTGGCCTCTTCGGTGGGTATATCAGAAAGTGGATGAAGAAAAAAGAAACCAGTACCGGAGCTAAAAGAGTGATTTCGAAGCTCATGCTCAATAATTTATACGGAAAGCTCAGCGCGTCCAGAAGGAGTGATTTTAAGCTTCCACGGTATTCACAGTTTGATGAATCAGTTAAATATATTGCCATAATGGCTGAAGAAAAGACTCCTGGATATATTCCTATAGGATCAGCTATAACCAGCTGGAGCCGTATCTACACGATAACAGCAGCCCAGGCTAATTATGATAGGTGGATATATGCGGATACTGACTCGATCCACTGTCTGGGAGACCCGGAGACACTTCAGGGCGTGGAAATACATGATACTAAACTGGGTGCCTGGAAATGTGAATCCAGATGGCAGGAAGGGATCTTCCACAGGCAGAAAACTTATATTGAAAGAGCAGGCGATGAATATATCATCCGCTGCGCTGGCATGCCGGACAGCTGCAAGAAGGTCTTCGAAGAAGGCCTTTGGAACGGAACTTATACACTGGCAGACTTTGACAAAGGTCTGAGCCTGCCCGGAAAGCTATTTCCTAAGAGAATAAAAGGAGGTATTGTTTTATGCGAAGGAAGCTTCGAAATGAGATTTTAAGAGGAAAGATCTGGGCTGTGGATCTCTATGATGGTATAGGCGGTATGGTCCGCTTCCACGTACAGGCCACAGAAGAAAAGGCTGCACTGCATGCAGCTCTGAGGATGGCGATCAATAACAAATACTATAAGATATCCGAGATTGCGGATCCTGTGCTGGATGAGGTGGTGGATTAACATGTGTAAGGCAACTATAACAGCTAATAAGATGACATATGATTTTACATTCAAAAGCCTGGAAAAGGCCCTTGAGATAATCAGGATCGTGCTTACGGCCTTCGAAGGCGAAGAGCTGGAGCTTAATGTGCTTTATAAGGAGGAGTAAATGAAAAGAGACTTAACACAGCTTAATATAGTTGAGCAGTACCTAAAAGGTAAAAATATCCCATATGAAAGAATCGACAGGGAAGATAAACCCATTTCGACTGAAAAGCCTTATACGCTTATAGAGTTTGAACAGCATCAAATCTGTGTACCGTGTTTTGACTCAAACAAAAGGCAGTGGGATGTCATATGTCATCGAGGTTCATATGGCGCAGATGCAGGCTTGCTTGAAATTTACGGTAAAATAGTACCAGATAATGCTGGAGACACTGTAGAAGGCTTTCTTACAGCTCAAGACGTGATTACAAGGATTGAGGCGATTTATAAGGAGATGTGAAAATGAAGATCATAATAAGATCAAACCAGGAAAATATTATAATGGACCTGCCTTATGATCAGATACTTGATCTATTAAATATATTAAGGCTAGATACATCCAAATATTGTAAAAATGTGACAATGATTTGTGATAAGCTCGATGAAGAAAACTTGAAATTCATCACAAGGCTAAAAAATATTCATAATGTTCATGTCGAGTGCCAGATCAATATACCATAACGCACCAGAAGGCCATAGAGCACGATAAAATCTACCGAGCCCAGGTTTATATGCCTGGGCTCTTTTATTGTGCTCCTGCCGGTCGGCGCTTCAGCGCAGTAAAGCGGGGTGAGCATGTCCGTGAAGCACGAGCCAGTCGTGAGCATGCTCAAGAGACGACCAGCGAGTAAAGCGTTCCGCTAGAGCATGCTCCGAGCATGCTCGACCGCACTTTCACACTTTAGCGTGCTAAAGTGTTTTGGGGTAACTGGTGTACCATGCTCGGACGAACCCTAACGGAAA